CCGGATGACCAGTTTATCTTGAGCAATTCTCTCTACGGGATAAAGAAACTGTTGTTTCTCCTCGTACTTCTGAAGCGCTCGCCTATGCGCCGCTGTTTCGGTCTCTTTAGGTTCTGAGTCCGGATAAATTTCTGCCATGCGTTGTTTTTTGGATTCAGGTGCAATGATCGTTCTTTTACTCATTCAATATCTCCCCGCGTAGATCTAAGATAAACCGAGATCTACGCGGGTCAATCATTATTGATTAACTTGTGACTGAGCCATCATTTCCTTGCCAACAGAAACGAGGGTCAATCCAATCTCCATTCCCTCTCATGACCAAACGGAATCGAATAATATCCCGATCAAAGGATTCTCCCGAGTTCGGAGCTTCCTGAATCACACTTGCGCTCTCTCTGACTTGCATGACAAAGCATGGCTTCGAATCATCAAGCAGGTACCAGGCATTACTTTGACCATCGATCACACCTGTGTTCTCAAACACAAAGCGAGATACTGTCAAAGCAGCAATGCTTTCAATCGGGTTGATCGCGAACGTTGCACCTGGAGTTCCTGCGGTTCCGCTAGGTACCGAAGGATAGAAACTGCTGTTCAGGAGAATCGCAGCGCTAAACCGATTGAGAGGAGATACAATCAATCTCTTTGGGTCCACATTCATGAGGAGCCCTAACAAGTTTCTTTGGTTCATGAGACCGATGAAACCGTTTTGAATCCCAGTCTGATTCAAAACTGTAAAACTGGTCGGACGGTTAGAACCTCCTCCTTGAAAAGGAGCAGAAGAAGACGTGAACGGATAGTTTGCTTCAGTGGAAGGTTTTGTTTCAGTATTCGGAATCACGAGGCCTGCATAGCTTGCCTTGACTCCGCCCGTGAAAACACCGGCAAGTTTCGCGTAGGCAATAACTTCCCAAGCAAGTTTAGCATATTCACCGAGCAAACCACTTTGCTTTGCAAATTGCCCCGTTTGGTCATCTTCTAAAAGCTCTCGCTCAACGGCATAGATCTCACCGTATTTACGATTGATGAGCTTGATATCTAAGCCAGCTGCAGTGCTTTCACTGAAAGGCTCCTGCTTACCAACTTCCCGCATAAACGTAATTCCATGCAGAGGTGCATAGAGTTCCGTATCGCGAGTGGAGTTTACAGTGGAAGTCCAGGATTCAAAAGTCGTAGGAACCGTATCATAAGAGTTGTTCACTAGCTGCTGAATCCCAGCGCGAAGGACCTGGGTAAAAGAGGTTGCGGAATCCGCTTCTCGAAGAGCGGACCCTACGGTTGCATGACCGAGTTTGTTTGCAACCTTATTCCAGCTCCATTTGTTGTCACCTACTGGAAAAGCTTTTCGATCAGCCCAATCGAATCCATACTTTCTCTGAAAGCTTTCTCGGTAGGATTTCACCTCGGCACTTTGCCAAAGGTTTTCTCGGAGTTGCTGTTTGTTTTCGGGTTTAGAACTATTCACGAGAATAGTTTCTCCCTTATTGTTCGTCCAAGAATTGCTCTCGGACATTTTTTGAATTTGATCCAAGTTAAGTAAACTCATATCGTTCCTTCCTTAGAATTTGAGAGTCGAATTCGGATAAACTGCGCCCAATAGAACATCTACTTTCTGACCCGCAGCAGAAGAACTCAAAGATCCTTGAGTCCCCGTGTAAATTCCGATCTGAGAAGTTCCGTTAGCAGTCGGGCTCACGTGCTGAGCGTCGGTATTGGATAAGTAGACAGCTGCTCCAGGAGCCAGCGTGCTTCCCGTGTCCAAAATCAACGTCGCAACGACGTTGTAAAGGGGGCCAGCCATATCTGAAAGACCTTCAGACGCATCTACTGCTGTTCCCTGATAAGGAGATTTAGGAACACCACTCACCACGGTATTGACAGCAACACCCAAGAAATTCGCAGAATTCCCGGTAGCAGCTGCAATCAAGACTTTGTTTGACGTATCAAAACAAAGAAGATCGCCTTGGTTATAACTGACAGAAGTACTTAAAACGGGAAGAGCACTCGCGAAGATCGACTTAGCTTGTGCGCCTCCTCGGATGACATTATTAATCGGCGTAGTAGCCATACTTTAAACTCCCTTTTAAAGTGTTAACGTAAACAATCTGAGAAGTTTACTTTTCCAGTAGAGCTTTCAGATTCACGATAATTTGATTTTTCGGTTAAAAAGACGTCTGATTCCGTTCCGACTTCTTCGACACCGGCATCAGCAGCTTTCAAGAAAACTTTCCACATCTCGTCAATGTGAGGTTTAGATTTAGGTGTTCCTAAAGCTTCGCGGAATTTCTTGGTGAAAGCGTTAGAACGCTTGGATTCTCTCATCTTTGAATCCAGATAATCTCTCAGCTCATATTGCTTGACGCTTTCTTTTAAACGAGCAACTTCCCCATGAAGCTGGATATAATCCGATTCTTTCTTAGCAGCAGGTCCATCTCCTTTTGGAGCAGGAGGAGGGGATTGAGCTTCTTTCTTCTCTGCTTCGGACTCAGCTTCATGTTCTGATTCACTGGCCTGTTTACATTGAGCCATCTTCTTACCAATTTCCATAGCCATCTTGAGATGTTTTCCAGCGGCTTCATAGGCTTCTCCGTGCTCCATCCCGCCTTCTTTGTGGGCTTGATAGGCATGTTTTGCCATTTCCATCTCTTCCTGATCCGCATCATCTTTGCCCAAGTATTGCTTGATCATTTTGGCAAAGAGCGCTTTGTCTTGATCTTCATCAGCATGATCAGGCTTTCCAGCAGACCCTGGAGCCATCGCGGAAGCATCCGCAGCACCATCCTCGTGGTGTTTTTCATGCTTTTCAGATTCCCCTTCGGATTCAAAAAACTTCCTTGTTTTACCCATACTTTTCTCCATTTCTAGCATTCTTAAGATTTTCCCACCCGCACCAGCCTTGGTCACGAGATCAACGGATTGGGCTTGAGTCAATTCATTGACGATATTGATCTCGCTAATTCCTTGTGTTTTCGCTTCATTCAACTTCTCAATCACCGAGGGTGAAAGCTTTTGAGATTGAAGGAATGCATCGATCTCAACCTGACTTGCCGAACCACTCGCATTGATCGATAGTCCAACAAGATCTGATTCTCTAAACTTTGTGGAGTAATCTATAGAATTTGTCAAAAGACTCATTGCCCAATCTAAAGAGATGGAATTGCCAATACAAAGATTAGCGACTAGAGTTCCAGTTCCATCATCGGATTCTTCATACTGGATATTTTCATAATATCCGAGAATATCTCGAGTGGATCTTTCGGGTTGGACTTGCTCTTCGATTTCGGTGGGATGATCGGCGTAGCATTGAATCCCCTCAAAGATTTTGGACTGCGCCGCCTTTTGAAGAGCTTCTTTTGTGTAAAAGAATCGATCTTTAAAATTCCCCATTCCTTCTTCAATGAGAATGACTTGAAAGGTATGGTTCTTAAAAGGGGAGTTATTGGATTCTTTGAATTTGAAGGATTCTTTTGTTTTTCCCCGAAGAACGGCCGTTTGAGTGGAACCGGAATCTGCTTCATTCCCAGTTTTGGGAGAAGGTTTTACATTTTTGAGCTTGCTATAAAGCTTCAATGGAAGCGTTGAGATATGGACTGCCCCCGAAGGGTACACAATCCCATGTTCTTTAGTCATTGGATACAATGCCCCCACGCATTCTAAACTCCGACTTAGGCCAAACATTCACGGTGATTTTGATTCGAGTGTCATGTTGATTACTGCTCCCATCCATGGGTTCAGCAATCGGCTCCATCTCGAGTTGAGAGCCATTAAAACCTTCATTCCGGGATATGTCAAAAAGCTTGGAAAGAGTTCGACACTCATATTTCCCTCTCCAATAGTACACAATGGAAGCGACCCGTTCTTTGAAGAAGGTATTGTGATTGTCGATGCACTCAAAGATTTCGTCTGGATTTTGACGATACTTGTCAGGATTTTTTTTAAATTCCTCGAACGTTGGAAAATTCGTGTGCTGATGAATCCACTCCATTGCTCCTGAAAAATCGAGATCTGGGTCCATCGTGATATTGGAATTGT